TAACATACTGCAAGCCTATATCAATTTGCCTAAATCCATTGCGTTCTTTCATCTTTAACATTTGTGGTATTCCATAAGCTGATGATTTAGGATTCTTTGCATTAGGTTTCCATCTGCTTTCTTTATGCCATAACTCATCAATACAATAAAATTCATCAAGATTATTTAATTGAATAAATGCATATTGTCTGTAATGGTTTGTTTTGTAATTAGCAGCTGAGGAATAATCTTTTGAAAAGAGTAAAGTAAATACCATTACACAAAGGACTGACCAAACTCTGCGCCTTCCGAGCCTACGCCTTGCTGGCTCAGCTTTTCGATTTAGGATCGAACGCTTTTCTAGGGTAGCATGCCTGTCAAGGTTTCCGTTCATTTTGTGGTGTGTCGGTAAAAAGGTTCAATCAGGAATAAATCCTCCTCTAGCCAAGTATCACTAAAACCTGTTCCCTCATTCATATTGACACCCATCCTAAATAAGTAGCCTCCGGATTATCTATTAGCCATTGCTCTCTAAGCTTGTTTTGATGCGCCCAATCAATATCACTCATTTGCTTTTAATCAATGCACAAGTATGGCAAGGCAACTCCCTAAACTGCCAATCACCACACTTGATGCATCGACTTACTTCACTATCCGGTACAGTTTCTGCATCTACAATGTTTTTTACTCCCACAGTTCCGCATGAAGTGCATTGGTAGGCTTTAAAACCTTCGGGCGTGTCTAATTGATCCAGCCACAGAAACTCAACCTTGCGACTACATCCATTGCACTTAAATAATGTCATGTATAATGCCTACTGCACGCAATGACATTGTGAGCAAACCATATGCATTCCAGAACGCATTAGCCTGTCATCATTACATGCTATGCAAAACTCTGATGATGGCTCTAGCTTTACTCCTGCATCTGTAAATGTTGCAGTAAAGCCCGAGCCGTCAATAATCTGTAATTGACCCATCTATTCACCTCCTTCAAAATACCAATTTCCATTTGCTGTTAATTTGCCCCATCTAGCATCACATTGATCCGGCTTAGGTGCGCTGCAAACATAACCCATAAATGGTCTGCCTGTCTTGGCTGTGCCTTCTTTTAAGATCATCATGCCATGTGTGCATTCTTGTTGTTGTGGTTGGGTCGGTATGGTTGCGATTGCATCTCCGATTGACCACGCTTGCGGTTCGCCTTCTGACTTAGCATCATCTCTAAATGATTTCCTAAGTGCCAGTTCAATAAGCTGAGCGTTGCCACTTTTGCCATAATTGTTTTTAAGCGGTTCATTATCCACCTTTCTCATATCATCCTTTGTTGCAGTCTTGTCAGACCCCTTGAGTATGATTATTGCCCTGCCAAGTGCTGATGTGGCAGTATCCTCAACATAAAACTTTTTCATGTTTGGAATATAAGTTTCTCTTGATCCAAATGCAATGTTGCTTACAGCTGGTGTTGCATCTTTTGCATCACGCCATAATGTTGCTTGCACTAAGATATAACCATTGACCGGATCATGGCTTACAACTGAAATATCGGATCTACCCATTGGATAGTTGCCAATAAACCATTTGTTTAAGGTTGCAACATCCTCATAATCATTCATGTTAAATGCCATCACTCACCAACTCTCCATTCAAATTGGTCATCTTTTTCTGCTTCAATGCACATTTTGTATATTGCCATGTATGCACAAATGTCCACGATACTGTCTTCATGACCCGGACTCTCGGCAAGCCTTGATATCTTTTGTAAGATATTGATAATTGGAATGTCGTGAGCTGAGAGTGGATAATCAATGTATGCACTAACTGACTTTGCGATCCTGTCCATATTGTAGATTGCGTGTCCATAAACGACCCCACGCTCGTGGACAATAGCGGTTGCATTATTAAATAACTTCTCAGTTGTAGTTGGCATTAGTTTTTGTCATAATCAAAGACTTCATCTGACTGCTGTTTGATGTTAATCATTCTGCGATGCATATCCCAACCCATTGCCCGACCACGCCAATAACCCCGATTGTAAGTTTCGGTTTGCCATAAATTGAGTGCGTAGGCTAGTAAGCCGGTTGCTATCATGAACCATAAAATCGTGATTCCGTTGATTTCCATGTTGCTCCCTTACATGTCCACAAAGGTTGTGGATACATAAAGTATGACCTAAATCAAGGACATTGCGTGGATTTGTAGCAGTTATTTGATAACGAAATGATAACGATTAAGCGTATGTTCGCTTATTATATGTAAATGACCCATCTTGATTGACCGGTATTAACTCAACTTGATGACCTTTTTTGCCAAATTGGATCACGACAAACCCCATGTTCCAATCGGCTGAATTGTATTTGAGATATCCCGCTTGCCTCATGTCCATAAGATGACCAGCCTCAATGCCCCAAATCGTTGAATAACGGCCATTTAAGCCAGTTGTGTGCCGGACTGCACCCTGCCTATGCGAATGCCCACAAACAACGCTGCCAGCCCACTTTTTGGCAAGATTAAGGGCAGTTATACCGGCATGCTTAGACATGTTGCCTTCATCGCCATGTGCCAAATAAAAGCCTTTTTCAAACTCATAAGCTTTGCGATGGTATTTAATGCCAAGACTTGCAAAATCCATAAACTTGTCATAAGCCAACTCTGGCAACCCAATTAAAGATGGCGCACCTTTAAGCAATGTCGTGTAAAGCCGGTCGGTATGGTTTGATCTTATTACATCGCTTGTGCCTAAGTCGTAAAGTATTTCTTGACCAAGTGATCGTTCCTCATCAAGTGTTTCGGCAAACTCTAACTTTGTGCCTTTTGCCCAACGGCTTTGACTGCCAAGATCTAGCTCATCACCACAATTTAAGACAAAATCAAACTTTTCTCGTTTTGTCATGGCAATCAAATTCTTAACAGCTGCAACATGATGCAGCGGAATTTGCAAATCAGGAACTACTAAATACCTTCGATTGGGTTTAGTCGTCATCCTCATCCGGATCGATGCGTGGAATTATCGCATCAGGTTTATCGTTAGAAATCCAGTCAGGCAATGCATTTGGTTCTTGCATAATCCAAAACGCCATTTCCTTAGTAAAACCTGCTCGCTTAGCAGCCATAAATGCTTCATGCAATGTAATAAAGTGTGTATCTAATTTGGTCAGTTCACGAGTTTGGCGAACTACTCGACGATTGATCTTTTTGTGTTTGATAGGTTTTCGTGTGTTCGCCATAGGAAAATTATTGCTTACTGATTAAGACAAACAGATCATCAACACGCTTCTCAAGTCTGGTAATTTGATCCTTGATGCTTGTGCCAGAATTCGGGCGCAACTCATTAAGCCAGCCTTTAACTAGGAAACGAAACCCGATTAGCACGCCTGTTAGCACAGCGCACACGCCAGCCCCAAAGCCAGCCCATTCTGTTGGTGTCATTTAGCATTAACGCCATAGTCTGCTTCGCTCCCTGAATTTGGATCAATTGCTTTTGCTACTGGTGCAATCAATGCGCCAAGTAATACTGCAAACTCTGGTCTAATATCAGCAACAATTGCAAGTGCAACAGTTATGCCAGATGCAGCCACAGCTCTTAAATATGACTTAATTGCTGCCTTGTGTTTATTTGATAGTTTCATGCATCTCCTATGGTCGGGCAACTGCCATGATTAGTGAATAGTTGCGTTTGCGTAAATAAACACCATCGCCATTTGATTGGCTGCCTTGCTTACCGGATGAGGTATTGCCCTCAATTACTTGCAAGTATTTCAATGCTGTGTTGTTCCATTTGACAATGCCAACATGATCCGGCTCAGCATCTTTGTCAAATTGGAAAAAAACAATATCACCGGCTTTTGCCTGTCCTACCGGTATCAGCTTGCCAAGCATTGCAAACCATTTAAGTGCATGGTCGCAACTTGCAAACCCTTTACCGGATTGAGCTGCTATCGATCCGCCAAGTCCTGCTTTGTTGTAGCACCAAGATACAAACATTGCGCACCAAGCCTGATTGTTTAAGCCATACCATTTGCCATATTTTGTGTCATTGACAGGCTGCTCTTGATAGCCAATCTCAGCTTTAGCAATCTCTAATAAGTTTGGCATCATTTGTCAAGATTATCCTAAGAGTAATTTAGCCTCGTCAGCGGTTATGCCTAAACGCTCAAGGAGTTCAGCCTTAGCAGTTGCTTTAGTAGCATCCTGCTCAGCCTTCCAAGCATCATATTGTGCAAAACCTGCATCATATTGCGCCTTTGTTATTGGCTCACACTCTAAAAATTCAATGCCTTCATAATCATCACCCGAAATATACCAACCGCCATTAGGCAATAACATACTTAAAACTTCGCCGCCACTTGCCATAATTATGCTCCTATTTCCATTAAAATT